GTAGTTGACGGGAAGCCTGTCACCAAAAAACCAGAGGAACAAGAGGCAGTCGACAAGTACCATGCCGAAAATCCTGATCTTCGTGCGAGACTGGAGAGAAAGGGGTTCAAGTTCGAGGGAGTGGTTCGCAGTCCGTGGTACGACATGCGGTGCCTGCGTCCCACTGCCACGCCCAGGCTGATCGCGTCACAGCTTGACCGCAACCCTCGGGGAGCCGTTGGAAAGGTCTTCCCCACCGATCTTCTGGATCGCATGAAACAGAAACACTGCAAGCCTCCTGTCTGGCAGGGCCAGCCGGTATTCGACTCGGAAACGCTGAAGCTGACAGGGCTTATTCCGCGAGACGATGGCCCGCTGAAGCTCTGGTTCAAGCCGGGCATCGACGATTCACCACCTCTCGGCCCGTTCACTGCCGGCTGTGACATAGCCTCCGGTGGCGTTTCGCAGTACGCGACGAATTCCACCATGTCGGCGCTGGACGACCGGACGGGAGAACAGGTTCTGGAATACGCCATCAAGGGGCTCGAACCACGCCCGTTCGCCCGCCGCGTGGTCGGGCTGTGCATGTGGCTGAGAAATGCCCTGTTAGGGTGGGAAGATTCTGGCGTATCGGGAGGGTTTGCCAAGGAAGTAATGGAAGTCATCTACTATGGCAACGTGTTCTTCCGCGACGTAACGCAGCTCGGTTCCCAGAAGAAAAGCCGCAAGCCTGGCTGGCCATGCCGGGATCCAGACAAGGCGGACATGTTCGAGCAATTGGCCCTGGCAATGGAGACGGGAAAGTACATTCCGCGGTCGGAAGAAATGATTACCGAGTGCGGCGAATACGAGTGGGAGGGCGACAAGATTATCCACGCGCCCACAAAGAATAAGGGCGCAACGGACAAAAACCACGCTGACCGGGCGGTCGCTTCTGGCGGAAGCTGGTTTGTCTACATGACGGACAATGCCGGGGATCGAGTCGATACTAGCGAAGAGGACGGGTCAATTCCCGAGTACGGGAGCTACAAATGGCGTGAGGATCAGGAGCGACGGCAAGCCAAAATCGGCAGTCCAGGTTTTGGAATTCGGGATGTGGTTTGGTGAATACGAAGTATTGTATTGTGCAATTCGGGATACGTGATAGAATAAGTAACGGATATACAAGGAGTCCTTGTGGCCTTATGCAGCTTCAGAGCTAGAACCTGATGGAGAATCACATGTCGGAAACGATCGGTCAGAAGTGGGACAAGGCATCCAAGGCGACCCGGGGCAAGATCAATTCCAACCTGACTCCAGACGATAGCCCCAAGGCTACCCAAGCGGTTCTGAATCTGATGCAGGCGAAGGCATTGGATATGGTCTTGCAGACGGCAGAATTGGACGATGAGCTTGCGGTAGTGCTGGACAGGATTCGGCCCAACCTGACTCCGGTGGACATGATGAAGGCCACCCAAGCGGTTCTGAATCTGATGCACGCAAGGGCTCAGGCAGAGGGCGTTAAGGGGTCCGCCAAAAAGACACAAACTAACTGATTCGGAGGTAGAACCCGATGCACGGCAAAACGAGGGGGCTGACTTCATAGCCAGCCGCTGAAAGGCATAGATGGAGTAGCTACCATCGAGATGCCTATACATCGCAGCCTTTATAGGGGGCATGGCGAAGAACCATGCCCCCTTCTTTTTTGGCATTGCGATGTTCGATCTTTCCGACCCGGAAAAGCGTGGGCGACTATTCAAGGCCATCAAGTCGTCGCGTGACGCTCTGGAAAAGCATCGTCGCGTGCGAAAGCTGATGGTCGAACACTATTGTGGTTCGTGGTACGACACCACAACTCCGCAGGAAGACGGGAAGATTCTGGTCAATCTGATGAACCAGACTGCCCGTATCTTCACGGTCGCTCTGGCCTCGAACAACCCGCAAGTCCTGGTCTCTACCCCGCAAATGGACAACCTACCATTTGCGCGCCGGTTCGAGGTTAACCTGAACAAGCTGATCTCCGACATGGCGCTGGATCAGACGTTCCGCGCCATTGTCCTGGACGCGTTTTTCTGTCTTGGGTGCGGAGTCGTGATGATGCGCGACACCGACACTAGGTTCCACGGGATTCTGGAATCCGAGGAGGACGTGTGGCTCGATCCAGGCGAACCATGGCTGAACCGTGTTTCGTTGGACGACCTGATCGTGGACATGCCTGCCAAGGAACGCAACAAGATGCGGTTCTGCGGGCATCGCTACCGGGCGGACTATGAAAAGGTGATGGATGAGCCTGGCTATTCAAGGAGGTCAAGGATAAGCTCAAACCAACCAGCCGTGAATCGTTCGACAGTACGGGCTCCACGAGAGACATCGGAACCGATCCGTCCGAAGACAACGACCTGAAGGAGATGGTCTGGCTGCAAGATCTATGGATTGCAGAGAACAAGGAAATCGCCACGTTGGCTTGCGACCAGGTGGACCTGGAACCGCTGATTGAACGTGAGTGGATAGGTTCCCAGGCAGGCCCCTACAAGTTTCTGTCGCTGGGTGACGTGCCAGACCGAATCATTCCCGCTTCCCCGGCCATCAATCTGTTTGGAATGCATCTTCAGCAGAACCGGCTCCACGTTCGTATGGAAGCGGATTCAGACGCGCACCGGATTACGAATGTCTATCCGCCTGGCATGGAAGACGACGCTGAAAGGCTGCGCACCGCAAAGCGGAATGGATGGTATCGAGCTAAGAGCCCTGAACAGATCAAACAATTCGAGACCGGTGGAGTCGATCAGCGAGATATGGCGCTGGCGTCGTTCATCATGGAAGAACACGACCGTTTCGCCGGAAATCTCCAGGCGATGGGAGGACTTGGGGCACAGGCAGCAACGGCAACCCAGGAACAGATGATCTACGGCGAACTGTCACGGAATGTGGCAGACATGCGAATGGCCGTGGTTTCTTTCGCCTCTGACTGCATCCTGGATCTCGGACATCTGATGTGGGAAGACCAGACGCTTGAGATTCAGGCATCGATTCCTATCGGAAACAACGGCAGGCAGTTCGGGTCGAATTGGACTCCAGACAACCGCGTCGGAAAATTCGATGACTACG